GTACCTGAACTACCAGATGAACCACTTGTTCCTGAAGTAGCACTTAAAGCACTAGCACCTGCTTCACCTGCTGTACCATTTGAACCTGTAGAACCTGATGATCCTGAAGTACCTGCTGATCCTGATGTTGCACTATCTCCTGAAGTACCTGCTACACCACTAGTACCTAATGTACCTGAACTTCCTGAAGTTCCGCTTGTTGCACTTAATGCACTTTGTCCTGCATTTCCTGCAGTACCATTTGAACCGCTTGAACCGCTAGTTCCTGATGTATTACTTAAAGCTGAAGCACCTGCATCTCCTGCTGTACCTGATGATCCTGTTGAACCTGAGGTTCCGCTAGTAGCACTTAAAGCACTAGCACCTGCTTCACCTGAAGTACCTGAACTACCTGTTGAACCTGATGAACCACTAGTTCCTGATGAACCTGCGGTTGCACTATCTCCACTAGTTCCAGCTACACCACTTGTACCAATTGTACCTGATGAACCTGAAGTTCCTGAAGTAGAACTTAATGCACTTTGTCCTGCATTTCCTGATGTACCGTTTGATCCTGAAGAACCTGAAGAACCTGAAGTCCCGCTAGTAGCACTTAATGCACTTTCTCCAGCATCACCTGCTGTACCTGATGAACCACTAGAACCACTTGTTCCACTTGTCTCACTTAAGGCTGAAGCACCTGCTTCACCTGCTGTACCTGATGAACCTGAAGAACCTGAAGAACCTGAAGTTCCGCTTGTTTCACTATTTCCTGAAGTACCTGCTACTCCTGTAGTACCAATTGTACCACTAGAACCTGAAGTACCTGATGTTGCACTTAGTGCTGATTGACCAGCATTACCTGCTGTACCATTTGAACCACTAGATCCAGATGTGCCTGATGTAGCACTTAAAGCTGAAGCACCTGCGTCTCCTGCAGTACCTGAACTACCTGTTGAACCGCTTGTTCCACTTGTTTCACTATTACCTGAAGTTCCAGCTACACCTGATGTACCATTTGTACCCGTACTACCTGATGAACCTGAAGTACCTGATGATCCTGATGTTGCACTGTCTCCACTAGTTCCAGCAACTCCTGAAGTACCTACTGTACCTGAAGAACCACTAGTTCCACTCGTAGCACTTAGTGCACTTTGACCAGCATTACCTGCTGTACCATTTGAACCTGAAGAACCTGAAGTTCCACTAGTTGCACTTAGAGCTGAAGCACCTGCTTCACCTGCTGTACCACTTGAACCACTAGAACCACTTGTACCACTTGTCTCACTTAAGGCAGAAGCACCAGCTTCACCTGCTGTACCTGAACTACCTGTTGAACCGCTTGTTCCACTTGAACCACTTGTTTCACTATTTCCTGATGTACCTGCAACTCCTGAAGTACCTATTGTACCCGAAGAACCTGAAGTTCCTGAAGTAGAGCTTAAACCACTTTCTCCAGCATTACCATTCGTTCCTGTTGAACCTGAAGAACCACTAGTTCCACTTGTTTCACTATTTCCTGATTGACCAGCACTACCTGAAGAACCTGTAGAACCTGAAGTTCCTGATTCACCACTAGTTGCTGCTATTCCATCTTCACCACTTGTACCTGATGAGCCTGTTGTTCCACTGGTAGCACTTATACCACTTGTTCCCGCAATTCCATCAGCACCTGCTGAACCTGAGCTACCTGTTGTACCTGAAGTAGCACTATCACCACTTGTGCCTGCTATTCCTGAAGTACCTATTGTACCTGAAGAACCTGAACTACCTGAAGTTGCACTTAATCCTGATTGACCAGCGTTACCTGCGGTACCATTTGAACCTGATGAACCTGAACTACCTGAAGTTCCACTAGTAGCACTATCTGCTGAAGCACCTGCGTCTCCTGATGTACCTGTTGAACCACTAGAACCTGAAGTTCCACTTGTAGCACTTAGTGCACTTTCTCCAGCATCACCTGCTGTACCTGATGAACCTGAACTACCTGAAGTTCCTGATGAACCACTTGTAGCACTATCTCCGCTTGTACCTGCTACTCCGCTTGTACCAATTGTACCTGAAGAACCACTCGTTCCACTAGTAGCACTTAATGCTGATTGGCCTGCATTACCTGTAGTACCATTTGAACCAGATGAACCTGAAGTTCCTGATGTATTACTTAAAGCTGAAGCACCTGCATCTCCTGCTGTACCTGATGAACCTGAAGAACCACTCGTTCCACTAGTAGCACTTAATGCTGAAGCGCCTGCGTCTCCTGCTGTACCTGAACTACCAGTTGATCCACTTGAACCACTTGTTCCACTTGTTTCGCTATCTCCTGAAGTACCTGCAACTCCTGTTGTACCTACGGTACCTGAGGAACCTGATGTTCCTGATGTTGCACTTAATCCTGATTGACCTGCATTACCCGCAGTACCATTTGAACCAGTACTACCTGAACTACCTGAAGTTCCACTAGTAGCACTATCTGCTGAAGCACCTGCGTCTCCTGCTGTACCTGAAGAACCTGAAGAGCCTGAAGTTCCTGAAGTTGCACTTAAAGCGCTTTCTCCAGCATCACCTGCTGTACCTGTTGAACCACTAGAACCTGAGGTTCCTGATGAACCTGATGTTGAGCTATCTCCTGAGGTACCTGCAACTCCTGAAGTACCTATTGTACCACTTGAACCACTTGTACCTGATGTATTACTTAATCCACTTTCACCTGCATTACCTGCTGTTCCTGTTGAACCACTAGAACCTGAAGTACCACTTGTTGAACTATCTCCAGACTCACCGGCTGTACCTGAACTACCTGTTGAACCTGAAGTGCCTGATTCGCCACTAGTTGCTGCAACTCCATTTTCTCCTGAAGTTCCGGATGAACCTGTTGTACCTGATGTTGCACTAACTCCTGAGGTACCTGCAACTCCTTCTTCACCACTTGTACCTGATGAGCCTGTTGTTCCACTAGTTGCACTATCACCACTTGTACCTGCTACTCCTGTTGTACCTATTGTACCTGAACTTCCTGAAGTTCCGGAAGTAGCACTTAATGCACTTTGTCCAGCGTTACCTGCAGTACCATTTGAACCGCTTGAACCGCTTGTACCACTTGTATTACTTTCTGCTGAAGCACCTGCATCTCCTGCTGTACCACTAGAACCTGTAGAACCACTAGTTCCACTAGTAGCACTTAAAGCTGAAGCACCTGCGTCTCCTGCGGTACCACTAGAACCTGTAGAACCACTAGTTCCTGATGAACCACTTGTAGCACTATCTCCACTAGTTCCTGCAACTCCTGTTGTACCTACGGTACCTGAGGAACCTGATGTTCCTGATGTTGCACTTAATGCACTTTGTCCAGCGTTACCTGAAGTGCCAGTTGAGCCACTAGTACCACTAGTTCCACTTGAAGCACTATCTCCTGAATTACCAGCGGTACCGGCACTACCTGTTGTACCTGAAGTACCTGATTCGCCACTAGTTGCTGCTATTCCAGTTTCACCTGAAGTACCTGAAGAACCTGTTGTTCCTGAAGTACTTGATTCACCACTTGTTCCTGCAACTCCATCTGCTCCGTTTGAACCTGATGAACCTGTTGTTCCACTTGTAGCACTTTCACCACTTGTACCTGCTACTCCTGAAGTACCTATTGTACCTGAGCTACCTGAAGTACCTGATGTACCTGAATTTCCTGATTGTCCTGCGTTTCCAATAGTACCTGTTGAACCACTTGAACCTGAGGTTCCTGATGTAGCACTATCTCCACTTTCACCAGCAACTCCATTATTTCCTGATGTACCTGCACTACCTGTTGTGCCTGAAGTACCGGATTCACCTGAAGTGCCTGCAACTCCATCAGCACCTGCTGAACCTGAGCTACCTGTTGTTCCTGAAGTACTTGATTCACCTGAAATACCTGCAATTCCATCGGCTCCATTTGAACCTGATGAACCTGTTGTTCCGCTTGTAGCACTTTCACCGCTTGTACCTGCAACTCCACTTGTACCTATTGTACCTGAAGAACCGCTAGTTCCACTTGTAGCGTTTTCACCACTTTGTCCTGCATTTCCAGTAGTACCTGTTGAACCTGAAGTACCACTTGTACCACTTGTATTACTTTCTGCTGAAGCACCTGCATCTCCTGCTGTACCACTTGAACCTGTTGAACCTGATGTACCTGATTCGCCACTAGTTGCTGCAACTCCATTTTCACCGCTTGTACCTGATGAACCTGTAGTACCTGATGTTGCACTAACTCCTGATGAGCCTGCAACTCCATCAGCACCTGCTGAACCTGAACTACCTGTTGTACCTGAAGTGGCACTATCACCACTTGTACCAGCAACCCCAGTTGTACCTATTGTACCTGAAGAACCACTTGTACCTGAAGTACCTGTATTTCCTGATTGTCCATCTGCACCTGAAGTACCTGTTGAACCATTCTCACCTGAAGTACCTGAAGTACCATCAGCTCCTGATTCACCTGCATCTCCCGATGTACCTGATGAACCATCTATACCACTTGTACCTGAGGTACCATCAACTCCACTTGTACCTACTGTACCTGAGTCTCCTGAAGTACCTGATGTACCTGAATCTCCTGATTGTCCTGCATTACCTGTTGTTCCTGATGAACCTGAAGAACCACTTGTTCCGCTTGAAGCACTATCTCCTGAAGTACCTGTTTCACCTGATGTACCAGCACTACCTGTAGTACCTGATGTACCACTAAATCCACTAATACCATCATCACCAGCTTCACCTGTTGTACCACTAGAACCAGTTGTACCTGAAGTACCTGATTCACCTGAAGTTCCTGATGTACCATCATCTCCTGAAGTGCCTGAGGCACCTGTTGTGCCTGAAGTACCATCTACTCCTGAAGTACCAATTGTACCTGAGTCTCCACTTGTACCTGAAGTACCTGAATCTCCTGATTGTCCATTATTACCTGAAGTACCTGATGAACCATCTTCACCTGAAGTGCCAGCTGCACCTGAAGTTCCTGATGTGCCATCATCTCCTGAAGTGCCGGCGGCACCTGTTGTACCTGAGGTACCATCAACTCCACTTGTACCTACTGTACCTGAGTCTCCACTTGTACCTGAAGTACCTGAATCTCCTGATTGTCCATTGTTACCTGAAGTACCTGTTGAACCATCTTCACCGCTTGTACCTGAAGTTCCTGTAGCACCTGATTGTCCTGCATCTCCTGAAGTACCAGATGAACCATCTATACCGCTTGTACCCGCAGTTCCATCAACACCTGATGTACCTACTGTACCTGAGTCTCCTGAAGTACCTGATGTACCTGAATCTCCTGATTGTCCATTGTTACCTGAAGTACCTGTTGAACCATCTTCACCTGAAGTGCCAGCTGCACCTGAAGTGCCTGATGAACCATCTTCACCTGAAGTACCTGCTATACCTGTTGTACCTGAAGTACCATCAACACCTGATGTACCTACTGTACCTGAGTCTCCACTTGTACCTGAAGTACCTGAATCTCCTGATTGTCCATCTGCACCTGAAGTACCTGTTGAACCATTTTCACCACTTGTACCTGAAGTACCATCAGCACCTGATTCACCCGCAGCACCTGTTGTACCTGAGGAACCATCTATACCACTTGTACCTGAAGTACCATCAGCACCTGATGTACCTATTGTACCTGAGTCTCCTGAAGTACCTGAAGTACCTGCAACTCCGCTTTGCCCATCAGCACCATTTGTTCCTGATGTACCTGATTGTCCGGTTGTACCTGAAGAACCAGCTTGTCCTGATGTACCTGATGTAGCCGCTACATATCCTAGTGTTCCTGTAACAGGATCGTATGTTACTACATTTACTATATCTTGTACAGGTAAAGTATCTACATTAAAACTACCTGTTACTTCTAAACTGCCTGAAATTATTGCTGAACCAGTATATGGGAAAGGATCACCACCTCCACCAGTTATATTTACTAAAACTCCGTCTGATCCTGATGTTGTTACTTCAACACCGGAACCTGTGAAATTAATATCAGCATTATTTTTAGACACTAACGAACCGGTGTAATATATATCCGTTTGTGTTAAATCATCTAGGAAATTTTGAACTTCAATTTGATAAGCAGCAAATTCTTGACCTGTATTTAAATCTGTAAATCCACTAAAATTGGATTTAAACATTGGTGCTAAACTTTCATTATCTGAAAGAGCAACAACAGCTATTGTTTGATTTGTACCTGGGAATAAGGTATCTCCTGAATCTGCTTCTGTGCCTTTTTCATCCCAAGTTATGTAAATAGAACCTTCAACCCCATTTGATGACCTATAATATACTTCTTCTATTGAATATTTATGAAATCTACCATTAATAGTAATGTCTGAAGAATTTGCGGCTTGTCCTAAAATAGCATACTCTGGGGATAGTGCCGAGTTATAATCTGAATCTTCACTACCTGTAATATCATTAAAATTGACTAATCCTTGAGGATCAAATATAGATGAAGATGGTATATAATAATCTCCAACTGCTGGTGATATACGAGCTAATCCTTGAGTTTCATTAGTTGCTGGAAGGGAAGCTACTGTAATAGTATTTAATACTGTATCTACAGCTGTAATTGTTACTCCTGTAGGGAATGCTGATGATTCTACTAGCATTTGTCCTACACGTACGAAGTCTAATCCTAGATATACTCCCCCTACATCAGTTACATTTGTTAGGGTTGTTGATGCTGTTGTTGCATCAAATCTTACCCTAATATATGAATTACTTCCATTACCTATTGGTGAAGCGTTTGATAGCTTCCCATAAAAAAGTTGTCTTGCCATTTTATACTAGTATGTTATGATCAATTTGAATATTCTAATATAAATATGATAAAAAAAAGCCCCAAATTGGGGCTTTTAAAAATAATTTTATTTTTTTTTCTTTTAGAAATGTAATGTATACAATAATGAACCAAATAAATCTAAACCTCCAGCTAATGTATATACATTATGATTACCACTCATACTAAAACTAACACCACCTGCATTTATTGCAGATGATTGAGAACCACCAACATTATAGAAGAAAGCTTGAGGTGGGTTTCTATTATCTAAAGCACTATTTTTACCAGCACCATTTTCTAAAGCATTAGAAGGTAAGGTAACTGTTATTGTACCTGTATCTGATGAATTAATAAACACTTGAATAGATAATAATTGACAATTTCCTGCACTTGGTGCTTCAATAGTTAAAGCTGTTTCACTAACTGCTGTTACATCAAATGCTGGTATATAAACACCTGCTGTTCCACTTGTATCTCCTGAATTTACAGCATTTGTAATATCAAATGAGTTTGTAGATACATTACTAATAGTACTATATACATAATCAGTATCACCCATGTTTCTTACAACTACATAATCGCCTGTTGTTAAACCATGAGCTGTTGAAGTAATTGAAATTGTTGTTGATGAACGAGACCAACTTAATCCACTAATAGTATTACCAGCAGACATTAATTGTGCTTTATCTGAACCACTTGTTACTTCGTATCTAACTACATTAGTATATGGAGTACCACCTCCACCAGCAGCTGAAGTACCTGAAGTACCTGCCGCTCCACTTGTTCCTGAACTACCTGGGTTACCTTGAGCACCTGTTTCTCCGCTTGTTCCTGATGAACCTGAATCACCTGATGTACCTGAAGTACCTATAGCGCCATTGGCTCCACTTGTTCCTGAAGTACCTATTGCTCCATTAGCTCCTGAAGTACCTGATGAACCTGGGTTACCTTGAGCACCTACTTCTCCTGAAGTACCTGAAGTACCTATTGCACCTGCGGCTCCACTTGTTCCCGAAGTACCTGGATTACCTTGAATACCAGCAGCACCTGAAGTACCGCTTGAACCTGGATTACCTTGAGCACCTACTTCTCCTGAAGTACCTGAAGTACCTACAGCACCATTAGCACCTGAAGTACCACTTGAACCTGGATTACCTTGAGCACCTACTTCTCCACTTGTTCCTGAAGTACCTACTGCACCGGCAGCTCCACTTGTTCCTGAGGTACCTGGATTACCTTGAGCACCTACTTCTCCACTTGTTCCTGAAGTACCTACTGCACCGGCCGCTCCACTTGTTCCTGAAGTACCTGGATTACCTTGAATACCAGCAGCACCTGAAGTACCGCTTGAACCTGGATTACCTTGAGCACCTGTTTCTCCGCTTGTTCCTGATGAACCTGAATTACCTGATGTACCGCTTGAACCTGGATTACCTTGAGCACCTGTTTCTCCTGAAGTACCTGAAGTACCTATTGCTCCATTTGCTCCACTTGTTCCTGAAGTACCTGGGTTACCTGCAGCACCTGTTTCTCCACTTGTTCCTGATGAACCTGAATCACCTGATGTACCTGAAGTACCTATTGCTCCATCAGCACCTGAAGTACCGCTTGAACCTGGATTACCTTGAGCACCTGTTTCTCCTGAAGTACCTGAAGTACCTACAGCACCTGCCGCTCCATCGGCACCTGAAGTACCTGAAGTACCTACTGCACCTGCAGCTCCATCGGCACCTGAAGTACCTGAAGTACCTACTGCACCTGCAGCTCCACTTGTTCCTGAGGTACCTGTAGCTCCTGATTCACCAGACGTACCTGATGAACTTGCACCACCTGAAATTGTTATACTAGCTACACCTGCTGCTATATCAACACTATCAACTGCTGTACCAGCAAAGTTAAGTGTTGATGCTGTACCTACTGCTGAACCAGTATATTGTATTGGAATTAAACCACTACCACCTCCTCCGGAACCGGAGACTGCGGGATATACATTACCCTGATAGTCTTTAATATATAAACGACCTAGGTCAGTTGGTTCGGAAAAAAGTGCTACAGATCCAGATGCTGGATTTGTTATACTTCCGGATGGGGTTGATTGTTGATTTATTTGAGCCACGTGTTATACTATTTTAGTTATAAATATTATATACTTTTATTAGAAATTACTTTCTTCTGCATTTATTAATACTCCATTGTTTTCAATAGTACCTTCGTTTGTTAATATTGTTGCTATTTGAAGGAGACCATCTGAGTAAAATGTTTGATTACCCACTATTACTGCCGATCCTGATTCTATTATTACTAAACCGAAATTAAAAAAATCAAACCCATAAAGTTGATCATTTTCCTTTACAATTAAAGTCTGGCCTGCATATAAAAAACGAGGAACCCTGCCTGAAATAGCAGCGGTTTGTGCAAATGCAGTTACTGGGACTTGATCTAAGAATCTAACGTTAGCCATGTTATAGTGTTTATCCTATATAAATATGATAATATTTTATTTAATTAATCTCTTACACAGAGAAATTTTGAATTAGACCCTGCGGATCCAGATAACCATAATTCCCCTGGTGTAGTTGGTTCGGAGGTAGGAAGATTACTCATAATTACTTTACCTCTTATATAATTAGTACTAGTATTATTATAATTTAGATGAGTTATAGTACCATCTTCATTAATTAATCTAAATTCACCATCAATACTAACTGCAGCCGTTGTATCTGCAGATGATTGAGTAACGGAAAGTGTTACTAATTTTTCCGCTGCACCTGATGGGATGTTATTATAACCTACAAATACATTTTCTTTAAATAAATTTATATCGGAAAAACCATTAATCGATCCCGAAAGAAATGGTAAACTGTCTGTTAGATTAATCATGTTATTTCTAACGTCACCTGCACCAATAGCACCTGTATTATTATCTGCTAAATCAGTATTGATGTTTGATTGTAATGTTGTTTTGTTTTGTTGTGCCATTATTATATATTATTAATTATGAAAATCCTTTATCAAATGCGTCTGAAAATTCGTTATTTCCTGAAGGTAGAGGGGTAACATAAGAACTAATTACTTTTTTAGTTGTTTCTACTCTATCACCATTTACAATACCATCATAAAATTCAGGACCCATTTCTGTTTCTAATGAGAAAATAAGTTTTGTTTTTTCAGTGTATTTTTTTATACCATTTAAATCACGTTGAATTACCTCTGGGATTATATATCCATTAAGAGTTATATCAAATGTGCTACGAACTATGCGTTCATCATTTTTAACTAATTCTGTTTGAAAAGCAAATGAATCAATCATTGCTTTAAATTGATACCTTTCAGGATTACCCCAATAAGCATCCGAAGCATATTGTATTGCTTCTACTAAACCATTTAGTTGTTCTACATAATAAGTAAAAAGAGTACATGAATATGTTACTGTAACATAATCAGGGACAGCAGATGCATAAAATTGTTTTTGTGGTATTCTGTTGTTTAATACAGCAAATTGATCATATGCATTTCTTTTATCATATTTTTTAGTAGATACAGTAAATAAATTTGGTTGATTTGCATCCAATTTATTGGCAATACTTCTATTTTTAGTAATAGTATTGCGCTTAAACATAATTAAAGGGGCCATTATTTTACCCTTTAAATCTCTGTAATAACCATCCTTTTGCATTGATTTCCATTTTTCAGGAGAACCATATATGATAGGAACGGGTAAGCGTTCGCCATTTTGTATTACTGTAGGTTTGATTACATTTTCAAAATAATAAAATATAGATTCGTCTATATCTTGAATACCAACAGAAAATGGCTTTACATTATCTCCAGACCATGATGTTTTAGTACCTCTATTAAAGGTATCATCAGCTGAATTAGGATTACCTGCTGCCCTATCATAAGCAACGTGTTGGTCTTCACTAATTTGTCTTTGTGTTTTTGGTACTGGTTTTCTTTCTGCCATTATAATCTTGCTAATTTAATATTAACTCTATCTGCTGGTACGTAATGTGTTTCACATATTACCGATATAGATGAACCGAAATTTCCTAAATTAAATTCTCCTGGGGCTGATAATGGATTATTTCCATCATCATCATTAAATGGATAATCTGGGTTTAAGCCTCTAAAGAGTTGATTTGAATTAGTATTATCTACTTCATAATATCCATTTTGATACATAATAATATCACCCACTTCAGGTACTAAATTAGCTCCATACACATTTGAAAATTCAAAATCATAATTAAAATCATAATCCATTTTATTTAACAAATCATCTCTTAAAAATTTAAAAGTAACAGACCATGAAAAATCAACACCCATATCACTTTCAGGAAATTCTTGTTCACTACGTTCAATTAAACAGGATAATATTACCGGGTCAGCAAAGTATCTACCTTCAGCAGCTTCTCCGTACATATTTACTTTTGTTTCTTTAACCATATATTTGTAATATACACATTCCTCAGAAATGATATTACTAATCAATTCGCGGTTAATGTTTCTAAAGAAACTAATATCTCTTGCTTCGCCGTATAATGCCATATTAACCTATAAAAATTGTCATTGGTACATTGTTTATTTCAGCAACACGTGCTACTGATTCTGCTTGTCTTCTTTCAAGTAATGCTTGACGTGAAGTTTCATTAAAGTATGTTCTTAATCTTTCAATTAAAGCATTTTTTTCTGCTGTTGCTGCTGATAATAGATCACTTTGATTTAATGTTACTTCAGCTCCTGGGATGGGAACAGTAGCATATTTACCTCTAACATATCCTAATGTTTCTTTTACAATAGCTAATGTATATTCAAATATCCAACTTCTACCAACTGAATTTATTTGTGCATATATTGGGTTATTATAAGGAGCGTTTGATTCATTTGTTATTTTACTAGGAGCATCAGTTACGGCTGCGTTTGTTCTAGCATCTAATTCTATATAATTAAACCATAACTTAGCAGGGTTACCTATATAACGATCTGTAATATCATCTTTTACTAAAGTAATAATTACTGAAGTTGAAGTATTACCTAAAGCTCCTCCTGGTATTGTAAGTATGTCTCCTGTGTTGTATCCACTACCAGCTGTTGTTGCTGTTATATTTGTAATAACATTACTAGCAACTGTTACTATTAATGTAGCGTTTGTTCCCCCACCATTTGTAGTTGGGATAACAATATAAGTTCCATCGGTTGAATTTGTCGTTGGGGTTGTTATTGATGGTAATAATGCATTATCAGTTGTTACTAAAGCACCTGATGATTGGTATTGGAATGATGGGATAGGAAATACTCTTAATTTATTATTGATTAATTGAAACGTATAATTAGATAATCTAACTTGATTTGACATTTCAATCGCTTGGATAGTTTGCATATCAAAGCTCAAGGGCATCATTAAAAAGTTAATTCCAGGACCATATCCTAACCCTCCAAACCCAAATGCTGTAGCACCACCAAAACCACTTCCTAAACCAGCGTATGGAGAATACATTTCGCTTACGGCTGGGGTATCTTGGTAAAAGACTTGTTTTACTTCTATCCCACCAGTTATATTTTGATTTTCAGCCCATTGGGCTAAATCGTAATCTTGTATACCTGCTTCTAAATCTATTGAACCACTTTTCCAATCTACATTTCCACCAGTACCTGCTTCCTCACCATATTGTAGAGATAATCTAACTATATTATCAAATGATGGTGTTACTATAGAATGGTTTATATCAGGGCCTGTTGAGTTATAAGGATTATCACCTCCTTCAATAGATAACATATTATCTCTTACTTTGAAGGCATATAATTCATTACCATATACAGTAACTGCTTCCTCAAAAGCTGCCCAAAATTGAATATCTTGTAATTCAACATTTTCAATAGGATAACCTAATCTACGAGCACAAAAATCAGTAACACGATTGGCATCACCTTTAAAGTCTGTATCTCCATCATAGAATCCAAAAGGGGTTGGTGAACTTCCTGTTGGGGGACTATTATAATAAGATGCGGATGCTACTGTAAAATCAACAGATCCACTATATATTGGAATATTAGCCATATTTTTTAGTTATAAATATTGAAAAAAAGCAAATAAATTACTATTTTTGTTTTCTTCCACTAGTACCAGATGAACCCATAATACCTCGTTCAGTAGCTTCTTCATATATTTCAATCAATTCTTCTACAATAGAATCTCTGTGGTTTTGTTTTAGTGTTATAGAAACCATATTTTTTACTTTTCTAGCGGCAGCATATAAAAATCTAAATCCAGATTCACGTTTTGATTTTAAATCAACTTGATGATCATCACCACAAATTACCATTTTACTACGTAAACCAATACGTGTAGTAATCATTTCCATTTGTTCATGTGTTACATTTTGGGCTTCGTCTACAATAACCATACTATCAACAAATGTTCTGCCTCGCATAAAAGATACGGGTACAATTTCTATTTTACCTTCTTCAATAAATTTTTCTACTTTTACTTTATCGTATAAAAGAAACATATTTTGATAAATAGGTTGAACCCATGGGTCCATTTTTTCACGTAAATCCCCTGGTAGGAAACCAATATCTTCTTTAGATACTGTTGGACGTGTTATAATAACTTTTTCATATTGTTTTCTAAATAAACCATCTAAGGCAACTTGACATGCTAATAATGTTTTACCTGAACCTGCTGATCCAGCTAAAACTGTTAATGTATTATTTAATATTTGTTCTTTTGCTAATTTTTGTTCTTCGTTTAATTGGAGTTTAAATTTAATAGGATTTTTCAATACTTTTTTTTCTCTAAATACTTCATCAGTGTGTGATTTTGAAGGCATAATTTATTTTAATTTAATGAAACTTATATAATTACTTATTTGATTATACATATTAAACTAATACAATATATAATAAAAAAGAGCCCTGCTTTCGCAGGGCTCCTTAAATAAAGAATATTAATCCTTAAATCTAATTCTAGATAGTATCTAAACCAGCTACATAGATTTTACCGTAGTATTCAGGACGTAACATTTTCTTAGCGTAACGAGTCATTAAACCTTTACGTGGTGTGAAGGTTTCTGGATCGTACACTAGAGGAGTCATAATTAATGGAATGTATGGAGCAAATACAGCACCAGTTTCCAAGAATTGAGAACCTCTGTAACCCATCAACATTAAGTTGTTTGTGAAATATGGGTTTTTGTAAACTTTGTAACGGTTATTGATTGTACCAATTTTCTGTACACCAAATGCGTACTCACCTTGAGCAGCATCACCATTAGCATTTGAAGCAAATCCTGGGATTGATTCCAAGATAGTAGCTACTGTTGGAGAAGTAACAATAAAGTTAGCACCACCTCTAAGAGTTAATTGGTGAATTTTATTGCTCAATTTCTGCATTTTAGTACCTAAAGTTTGGAACCACTCACCTTGAGAGTTGTAGAAACCAGTTTGTGAAGTACTTGATGGGAAATCGAAACCTGTACCATTCCATACACCGTTGTTTTTAGCTGTCCAGTACTCAGTACCTGCAGCAGCATCTGAAATTAACATATCTAAGATTTCTAAATCAATTTCCATTGAAATGTACTCACTCATGATGTTTGTTAATTCAGCTTCAGCATCGATGTTTTGGTATGCAGCTAAATCTTGTGCAAATTCTGGCGTCCATACTGCTTTCAATTTCTTGGTTTTAGCAGTAATAGCTTGTGATTGCATTTTAACATTGATTTCTGGGATAACAATTTGAGTTTGGTTCAAAGAGTTAGGTGCAGAAGGGAATTGGTTAGGAGCTTCTTCGAAATCACCTCTACGGTTATCAGCAGTTGTTTGATTGTAGTAAACTGAAGCTGGGTTGAATGTAGGTTGTGTAGATGATGTAATAAAGAATTCTAAATCAGTACCATTAGCAGCAACACTAGCTAGATCTTGAAGGTTTTCTGCTAAAGTAACATCTGAAGAAGATATTACAAATGCAGCAACACCATTCAAATCAGCATTTGCTGGTGCAGCAACGGTTACTTTCCAAATTTCACCTGCGTCGAATGAAGCAGAATATGCATCATTTACATCGATATCTTTGTAATCAGCAGAAACAGCAACAACTACAGAAGCTGTAGCTACAGAAGCTGTAAATTGGTTAGTTGAGTAAGCGAAACGACCAGCTCCGTATAAACCACCTTCAGTAGCTGGAGTTGAGAATGGGAATCTACCTGCATCATTACGATCACCATAAAGTGATTCACCAACTGCAAAAGGAGTTTTAGCATTTCCATATTGGAAATCTAAGAAGAACACTAGACCAGATGGCATGTTCATTGGTTGAACAGAAACGAATTCTTTAGCTACGATAGTACCGAATACTTTTCTTACTAATGGTAAAGCGATTCCAGCCCAGTTTTCACCTTCAGTACCTGAATTGAAATTTGAGGTGGTAGCGATAGTGTTAGTTTCTGTTACTAATTGTTTTGCTTGGTTTTCTAGCATCAAAGACATATTATTCTTTTCAACTTCACCAAGACCTTCAAGTAGTCCTGTTTTAGACCACTTACCTGCTAATTTAGCAGCGTCAGACTGTAGGTTCTTCCATGAACCAGCAGCAGACTCGAGTAATGTGTTTACTTGTGACATTGTTTTTAGTTTTAAATTTTAATTATACATTTTTTTAATTCCGGCAAGTTTTTGCCATCTTTCAACTTGAGAATCAACCTCCATAATCATTTTTTTCTTAGGGGCATTACCCATTGCTCTTGATGCACTACCTAAGTTTTCTTTAACAACAGACTTTTTCGCGGTTAAACCTTCGCTTAATGTTTCAAAGACTAGTTTAACTTCTGTTACTGTGGTAGCTTTATCAAATGCAGCTAATACTTTTGATTTTTGGCTTTCGCTCAAATTTTTAGATCTAAAGATTTTGTTAACGTAAAGTAGTTTAGCATTTAACATATTAACTTCCATTAATTCTGATTTTAGCTCTTCTACTTCTTCTTTCATCTTTTTAAGATCTTCTTTCTCGTCCTTCATACCGTCCTTGTAGCCTTCTTCTTCAGCGTCTGTACGAGCATCTTCTTCAAGATCTTCTTTCTCGTCCTTCATACCGTCCTTGTAGCCTTCTTCTTCAGCGTCTGTACGAGCATTCTCAGCCATAGTACCATCTTTACGGATATAATTACCATCGTAATCAACTCCAATAACTGGATTAGGGTCTGATTCTTTTGAAGGAGCTTCTTCTTTTTTCTTTTTCAAGAAATCTAAAAGACCTTCATCAATAGTTACTTCTTCTTCATCTTCTACTTCAATATCAACATCCATATCAGATTCTTCATCTTCTTCGTCTGCTTCAATTTCACCTTCTAACTCACCAGCTTTAACCATGTCTGCAATTACGTCTTCAATGAATGATTTAAGGTCGTCTTCTGACATATCTTCAAGATCAATTTCTTCATCTTCGTCTTTGTCTTCTTCGTCCTCTTTCTCGTCTTTCATACCGTCGAGGTAACCCTCTTCTTCTGCGTCTGTACGAGCATCTTCATTTAGTTCGTTGTCGAGTTCAGCTAATAATTCATCTAAATCCATTTCGTCCATTTCTTCAGCTTCGTCTACTTCTTTAGTACCAAGTTTTTTCTTGCCCATTTGGCCTTCGTACCCTTCAGCATCATCTGCTTCATCCATTTTCTTAACTTCTTTAGCTTCTTCTTTAGCTTCATCAGTTTTCATTTCGGCTTCTTCCAAAGCATCCTCTTCATCCATTTCGGCTAACTTTGCAGATAGCTTTTCTTTTAGATAAGGTGCGAATGATTCTTCAAGTGCCATTTTTGCATTTGCAATAGCTGTTTCTTTAACTGCTTTAGCATCTGCGATTGCTTCTTTTAACAAATTTCTATTTGTTGCCATTTTTGTCCTCAATTTAATTGTTGGAAATACGTTTATTGTTGACGATTGTCGAAACGTAATAAATAATTTATCTATCGATGCCATATAAGAAATGGCATATTATACCCATACATATATAAAGGAAGAGAAAAAACGCCCCCTTTTCAGAGAGCGTTTAATACCTATAGGTTTTATAGGTCTTCCTAAGGTAGAAGCATATTTTAAATTACCGGACAAGTGCCATTAGCACATAGTATTTCCGATAATAATGTGTTTACTTTTGCGTATTTATCTATTGGAACTTCTTGTCCTTCTTTAATCATGTGCATATATGAACCTGGGTTAGAAGGTGTTGAAACAAAATCCCAACATAATAATTCAAAATCATCTTGTACTTCTAATACACCATTTCTATCTTCTAAGGAGCCCATACCTCGAGATGAAACACCTACTTGAACATTATTTTCAATTAATGCTTTTAGTATATTTCCTGCTGTAGTAGGTAATACTTCTATTTTACCCATTACTTGGTCTCCATCCCACCACATTTCTCTAATAATGTGAGATACATTTTTTAAGTTAATAATAGAAGATTCTGGGTGGTCTAATTCACCTGTTGCTCTATTTTCTTTAACTAAAACATTATATTTATCTATTTCACGTTCCCATAGATCTTTTGAGTAATAACGACCATTGCCGTTTTTTACTTCAGCAGTCGCTAATATACCTTCAACCAATGGATTACCTGAGGGTGCAATTGATTCTGTTAAACTAACGGGTTTAGCATTAAAAGCTTGTGTTTCTATAAGGACTTGTTTCATATTAATATCCTGATTCTTTGTATTTATCTACATCCCCGTATCCTGATTCTTTGTATTTACCTTTAGGTTCAACTACTTTACCAGCTCCAGGTACATCATCTTGATAACCATCAATTTTAAGACCAAAAGCAGAATTAGTAGTATAGAATGTCATATCTTTAGCTAGATTTTTAGCTACAATATCTTTTAATTCTTTAACGGTTTTATCTTCATTTTTAGGGTCTTCCATCTCAACATAGTATCCTGATAAGAATGCTTGTCCATATAGATTATCTATATTTTTTTCATCTTTATAGTCATAATCTTTAATTTCCATATCAACTACTCCTTTATCAGTTTCTTTTACTTCTGCTTTTACTTCTTCAGCTAAGAAGTTTTCAAATGCAGTTTGATAAGAAGCTTTTGTTGCTGTATAAGATTGATTAGATTGTAAAGAAACAACATTACTTATATTTTCAGAAATAATACTTTTACTTTTAAGAATATGAGTTGTTTGTTCAAATGTATTGTTAACATTAAGAAAATTTGGAAATTGTCTTAGTGCTTGTCTCATGAAGAAATTTTTATCTCCTTTTCCTTCAGTAATGAGATTATATTGTTGTTGTAGTGTCATGGTTATAAATATTAGTCTTTAAACATTTCTATTAAATCATCTAAATAATCTACGGCTAAATCAGTACCATAAACTACTTTAAAATCTGGATTTTGTTTATAATAATCCATTGTTTTAATTTTAGCTTTAGCTAATAATGGAATTAATTCATTTAATTTACTTTCTACTTTATCAAATCCTAAGATACGAGAAGTAATATGTTTTTTTAATGCTGGGCTTTCAATACCTAAATTATTAATATACTCTTCAACATTAACATCTGCTTCGTTTAATGGTGTTGTTTTACTTTTAGATAAATCAACTATATCCATTGTTTTTGAATCATGAGGAGGGGGGACTAATTTGTATTTAAATTTTTTAACATACACATTGTCTTTTACTCCATCAGGACCTGCTGCCGGTCCAGGACCAAATGTTGCTCCAGGGCCTTCTTGTACTGGGGCTAATTTGTATCCATATTTTTTAACCATTATATCATTATCAGTTCCGTCTGCTTTTTTGTTTTTATTAAATGCAAATGGTGTAGCATAATTTTCACCTTCAGTACCTGAGGTAAAACTAGAGTTTGATCCAATAGTATTTATTTCCTCTAAGGTATTTTTTATCTGGTTATATTGGTCAGGATAATTTTTTCTAAGATGAGTTCTATATTGATTAAATACTTTTTTTAATTCATTAGCAACCGCTTTAATAGTATCATCATTTTGAGCATCTTTAGTACCCATTAATTGTTTTAATGCTTTAACAGCACTTGACATTTTTTTCAATGAATCACCAAATGAAGCTAATTTAATAACATCATGAGAAACAGAATTAGTTTCTGGGTTGATTTTGGTTGTTTTATAATATGTAGATAAATCTTTTTTAAAAAAATCATTCTCCATATCAATAGGCCCATACTGAGACTCAAGTCGTTTGAGTAAAGCAGGGTCTATATCTTTAGGTTTTAGAATATTTGAAGTTTCTATATTATCCATTGACATTATTTAGTTCTTCTAATAATTCACAATATTGTAAAAGATTGATTAAATTATCATCATTAACATGAGATGTTTTGCCTAGTGGTTGTAATAAATTAGCTACTTCATTAATTTTAATCTTAATTACTTGTGATTGAGTTTGAGTTGCTAAAATATTTAATTCTTCTTTTATTAAAGATATTTTATTATTATAATATTCCTTTAATTTAGGAGTATTATCTACTGAATTGATAAATTCTCTAAGTATTTCTTTCTGGTCATTAGTTAATGAACCATATTTATCGTTAAATTTTTCTAATAATACTCTGTAAGTTAAAATTCTTACATCTTTATCATATGATTGAAATTCCTGAATTAAATCGGCTTCAACTTTTTTAGATTCAATAGGTGATGTAACCATGTATTCTAATAAGGTTACTTTGTTATCAATAATTTGATTAGGGTTTGACAACACATCGCTATTATATATTTCTAAAAGAGTATATAATGAAGCATATGTTTTATAACTTGGTAATTTAGTTTTAAAAAATTCTTCTAAGTTATAATGTTTAGATATTTCTTTAATTAAGTTATATTTTTGTCTTTTTAAAACACTACGATTAAGTGATCGTGAACTTTCAATAATTGTAGTTAAAATCATATCTGCTTTAGCTTCTGATATGTTCTTGTGTTTGGAAATAGTTTCGTATAACTTATATTCTTTTCCTAATTCAGATTTTACAAAGAATTTCTTCATTATTCCGGACGCTTTTGAAATATTACCGGATAAAGTATCCGCCGTAATTTGTCTTACTAGTAGTTCAAAAAGAAGCCCAGTGTTTTTATACTTTGAATGTTTAATGTTCATTCCCTTAGGTTTTGTTATAAATATATAAAGATTCTTATTCCTTAATATTGCTTTCATCTAAAAGCGATTCACCTTCATTTATTAAGCTTAATTTTTTATTAAGAGATTCAAATAATTCCTTATTTTTTAATTTTTCTTGTAATGCTAACGGTGAACCTCCCTTATATTGTGGTTTTATAGAATCAGATTCATTATCATCATCTTTCATTCCTTTAGCACCTAAGCGATCCTTACCAAAATTATCATCTTGAGTATTTCTATCTGTTACTTTTTCTTCAGGACGACCTAATGGAGCTTTCTCATCATATCCTTTAGGAACATTTGCTGGGTCTGAATCCATTCTTCCGGTTCCATATAATGATGCTAAATCATGTGGCGTACCATATGATTTACCTGTCTCTAATGGATCATTACCTTCAGCCTCAATTTGAGTAACACGGAATTTACGTTTTTGGTCTTGTACAATTAAATCTCTATACTCATCATATTGATCAACGCTAAAGTGGAATACATTTTCATAAATCCAATCCGATGGGAATAATTTTGATTCCATCATTGAATTAGCTAAATCTACTTTTTGAGTTAATAATGCAATTTTTTCTTGATCATATATGATAGAAGGTGTTGTTAAACTTAATTCGAAGTTAGTTAATGATTCTTCAGTGTAACCTTGTGTATATAAATGCACCAATGCTATCTTGTATAGTTCTGAGAGTACAATACGTTGGATACGATCAATAGTACGAGCAAAACGTATATCCTCAGCAGCTAATGTAGCTTTACCAGTTAAATCTTTTTCATAACCCATAAACGCTTTAGGTACTTTAAGAGCAGCAAATAATTTGTCTCTTAAATACTCAACATCTTGAATACCATCATATGTCAACCCGGGTTGTGTTTCTATTTTAGTTGATGTATCATTACCTCTAATTGGAATATAAAAATCTTCCATTAGGTTTTGCATGTTATATTTTTGGTTATACTCTCCATTTTGTGGATCTATTAATGGAGTACGTTTCATTGTAGAAATTGTTTTCTGCATGAAATTTTCTACTTCATTTGGTGGGATAGAACCAACATTAATATAGAATGTACGACGATCTGGACTACGAGATATTCTATGAATTAACATAGCATCTTCCATCAATGCGTATTGCTTATAAATCCTACGAGCTGGTTCAATATATGAGCGACCATAAGGTAAGAAATTAACATCTGTTAATAAACGGAAGTGAGCCATTTCGTAATTATCGAAATAAATAGCATCATCGTTTTCTTGATATGTATTTGGAACACCATAATATCCTGAACCACCTGAATATACTCCTTCTGGGGAGTATTTAAATCTAATAGTACTTGGATTTTCTTGATCGTATGCTTCTTGTCTTTCAATATGGTATGCTGTATAAGGTATTACATTATAAACACCAAATTTTTCAGCAATTTCTAATTTAAGGAAAAAATCACCATATTTGTTCATTTGGCGAATCCATGACCATAAATTAAATTCAATATTTAATACGTCATAAAATAGGTTATATAATATTTTTTGAATATTATCATCACTACTTCTAATTTGAAGCACCTCACCCATATCATTTTTTAATGTACATTCATCAGCAATAATATCAAGTGCTGAAGCCACAATAGCGTCATTATCCATTACATCATAATCTGAGTATATGAATGTACGCATGTATTGGTAATTCATATTTAGCTGTTGACCAAACAATGAAGTTGATGAAGGTGAATAGATACGGTTGTATTTATCCATTAAGGAGTTTGTTGCAATATCTCCAGATTTTTGGATCGAATCAACGTCCATTACCTTAAGTTGGTTACCTCCTTGATTTCTGATGATTACATCAGAGGAGAATAAGCGTTGTAATCGTGTAAATAATTTAGTATCTGCCATTTTATATATTATTATATCCTATAAATATTTAGAGGAGCCATTTAATGTTCTCTTTTCCACCATATGGATTATCAATTTCATATGGGTTTGTTCCACTTTTTGTTCCGTATGCCCCAACATACGTATTTTTATTCATACTTCCTAGGGTAGCTCTAGTCATATCATGAGAATGTTGTTGGAATTTGAGTGATGTATCTCTTAAATACATTCCTATACCAAAAGCCATTACTAAATCATCATTGTATCCGGATTGTGCTTCTGGTCGGCCATTTCTCCAAATGAATACTTTCATTTCTTCTAATAGACGTTTTGAACGAATTGTTACTGATCTATCACCAACATATTCTCTAAATTTATTTACTACCAATGGTCTTGATCTCATTGACATTGTAAATCCAGGAGTCATATCGCTATTACCTTCAAATACTTTTAAATAAGAATCTGCTGTTAATTGGTCAGATTTTGGTGAATGATATAGATTTGAATAACCTCGTTCAATAATTGAATCTAAAGCTGCCCAACCAATAGAAGCATTTTCTACAGCTAATAAAGCATTATTATATTCTGCTCCTAACCCAACTAAAAAATAACCAAATTCTTTAGGTGACATTTGACCTCTATATTCAGCAACTTGTGTATTTGTTTGAATATCAATTACATGGGCCGTTGAAAAATCCTTTCCATCACCTCGAGCGACGTCAGCCGTAATCATATATTCTCTAGAGTAATCAGCTGCTTCCCATACCCATAAGTTTTGGTCTACACCTCTACGTTCTAAAGGATCTTGTATTGTTGATTCTTTTAGAAATTCAATCCATTCTGAATAAAATACCACATCACCAGATGTACTAAAATCACAATCACATTCTTGTGCTGCCATTCTAGGATCACCTAATAATTCATCTTGTCTATCTCTCCATGTTTGATCACGTTCAGGATGGACATACCAAGGTAATTTAATGGGGATAAAATCATTTTCATTATTTTCAGCTGATACCCATGTTTTGTGAAACCAATTACCAGTACCATAAGGAGTAGACAACACAATAGCACCACCACCAGTTGCTAATGTTTGTTGAGCTGAAGCCCATATCTCACCAATTTGTTCAATAAAAGCAGCCTCATCAATTAACAACAATGAAACGGCTTCTGATCTACCAGCATCACTACTTGCGGATGTTGCTTTAATTTGGGAGCCATTATTTAACCGAAGTGATAATTTGTTATTTTCATCAGCAGGTATTTTAAGCCAAGAAGGTAAATTATCATACATGAATTTTACCTTTGTAACCATGTTACGAGCTGTTTCTTGCTTAGTTGCAATACAAAGAATATTTTTATCCTTTTGAAATAACATCATCCATAATGAATAACCTGCGGATAAAGTTGATATACCTAACTGACGGGATTTTAATATAATCGAGTAAGGATTTTCTTGCATTAAATGCAATGTTTTTTCCTGAAATGGGAATAAATTAAATAATACTCTACCGCGTTGTGGGTGTTGAATATTACAGTATTTTTTCATAAAATGTACTGGGTCTTGAGCACATTTAAGATATTCTTGTCTTATTATCGATTTTAAATCTGGCATTATTTTCCTATTTTCCAATACATGCGAAATGTATATATTGGGGTAAAACTATTATTTATTCCTACACCTACACCATATGATTGTCTTTTTTTATTTACAAATAATAACTCACCATTTAAGTTTTGAATAGCTGTTGGAGTACTACCTACCGAAATACCTCCGAAAAATTCCCTTTTGTAGAGGTAAACAGTATTAGTAACTGTAGTTGTTGGGATGAATATGTTGGGTTGAACATCTCTAAATAATATTGAGTTTTTACTTATAGTATCGCTTATAACAATACTTCCTAATGAATCTAAACTTAATGTATCTGTATAGACATAAGTAGAATAATAATCTTTTAGAATTTCTGCAGTATCAATGTCAGCTAGAATAGTATCGTGTACTGTGGTAACTTTAGTTCTCCACTTGGGAACATACACTAAACTATCAATTTTTAACGTATCCCATTTAGTTATGGTTTTAGTAATAATAATAGGGTCGGGTATTGTTTGGTTATTTTTATCCCCACTACAGGCCCTCGTAAAAAGGATGATTATAACTAATACTACAATAAGTACATTTTGGATATTTTTAAAGAAGTCCTTCAAGTTCTTTTTTAATTTTAGTTAAAGCTTTTAATCGTTTTAAAAACTCTTCTTTTTCAGCACCTTCGGATTTTTTCCATTTATTAACTACTGTCTTCATTTCTTTATCATTAGCAGATAATTTGGTAGCTATTTTAGCAACGGAATCCTTGTTATTGATATCTTTAGCAGTAGGTTCCATATCATCATCGTCTATATCTTCAGCTAGGCCTGCTTCTTTAGATAATGCAATAGTTTTTTCTAATTCAGCATTATACTCTTTTTGAGCATCTGCATCAGCATCAGAAACCTCAGACAATATTTCAACTATTTCATTCTTAATGTATTCTTTAAACTCTGACTTTTTCATTATTTATATATTTTCGTTATAAATATGTTAAAGATTCATATAGTTTACCACTTGATGTATTCTATCCTCTGTACTGCCTTCTAATGTATGGAATTTTTTGATTCTATGATTATATTTATTTATTAAAGTATTAATCATATTATCAATTGTATTTCTATATTGAGCATCTGTTTCACGAACGCCATTATCTTCAATCTCTACACCTTCAGGAGATACATAAAAGATATAGTCATACTCTCTAATTAGGTGAGAAGCTAATGTTTCAAAATCTTCTTTATCATAAATGTCCATTGAAGTAGAACAATTAGCAAACGCCATAACATCAATTACAGTACGATCTGTAATGATATTTTCTACCATTAATTCACTTGATCTTTCAGCTAAAAATACTGTTTGTCCCTTTAATGTTGAATCAGTATTCATAGGAATACCCTGTGCCATTAATTCTTTAGAACGCTCAGTTCTAAAATTATAACCTTTAAAATAATCTAACTCCTTAAGAGCATTAACTAATGTAGTTTTACCTACACTCATTGTACCACATAATCCTATTTTCATACGTCTTTATTATCTAACCATTTTCTATATACTCTGTAACTATCACTATCAAAGTGTTCTGTGCTCACCTCAAACAATGTACCATCAGTTAACGCTTTAACTTGGTGAGGTTGTCCAGGATATTGTCTTACACTATCACCTTCAACCAAATGTTGCTCGTGAACTTCACCTGTTTCAGTATCAACCCAACGATATAAAAATTCACCTTCTTGTACGTACCAAGTTTCATCTTTAATTAAGTGATAATGCATGCTAAAGTTACAACCTTTTTTGAACACAAGCAACTTACCACAGTAAAGCTCGTTATTCTCGAATATAATTTCATACCCCCATCCTTTAGGAACATTACATTCTTTACATTCTTTAGCATTAAATACTATTGGTTTTTCCATATTAGTTTCTATTATCTCCAGCACGACCTTTTGCTGTTTTGTACCAAGGTAATCCTTCTCTTTCTCTCATAATTTCAGCATAGTCGTCAGGTGAGTATTGAATGCCGTTTAAAAAATATGATTTAGTAAATTCACTATCTTTTGAATGAGGGATAATTGCGGGGCCATCCCATTTATGGTGTTTCCAATTTTGTGCATTTGATTCTTTTATCAAGTGGTGTTTTGCTCCTCTTGAATTAATTGTTTTGTACTCGTATGCTTTTTCTTTAGCCATAACTTGTTTTGTTTAATCTTATAATATTTAAAAATGTTCGTGGAAATCTGGATAATCCTGATTTTGTTCTAATATATAATCTGTAACGTAAATTCCTTGTGCTCCTGATACTGTAATACCTCTTGCACTTAATGCATCACCTACAAAGTGAACATTTGGGAAATCATTTAATGATAAATTTTCATAATTAACCAATGGTTCAGGAG